TTATGCGATTGACCGCCGTGATTGGCTGTCATTACCAGACGCGGCAGAAAGCCCTGTTGTTTTGCCTCAAAGTTGCCAAGACGCATACGCGATTTGATGTAGCCAAGCTGGTAGGGCGTCATTTGCCCGGCCTCATCAACCAGCGCTATATGTATCTCTGTACCCTGAATACGGTCACAATCGCTGTCGCGCTCCAAATACTGGAACTGGATGCTGCTGCCGTTATAAAACTCATAACGCTTGCGCGTTTCGTTAAAGTTGCCCAATTCTGGCGGCATTTCTTTCTTCAACGGCTGTATGTGGTTGCTATCAAGCTCTGGCAAGCTGCGCCTGAATATAAACGCCTGCAAGCCTGGGTTTTCCAAGCAAAAGCCTATGATGTCCCATCTGCCACTATGCGACTTTCCACCACCTGCGGCGCCGCCAAACAATATCTGCTTGGCCTTGCATTTATGCAAGAGCGCCTGCTTTGGCTGTGGCTGGTAATCCAGCTTGATTGTTTTCTGGGCCACTATCTAAAAATGCCCAGATCATTCCTGACTTGCGTAAGCCGGGATGGGTCTATGCCTAAATTCTGAACTGCTGGGTCAGGTAGTGTTAGGAGTTCTCTTGCAACCGCTGCAAGTCTGTCGGGAGCAAGTGGTCTAGTACCAACTCCTGAACCCCCAGGATTTCGTCCGGGGTCACCGCCTCGACCTTGCCCTTGTGCAACCGCAGAACGTGACCCATCTCCTGCTCGAATAGCACTTTCTGTTGCGGGGAATAATCCAGTAACCCCGGCCCCAGAGTTGAAGCGACCTTCTTCGACAAAGCGTTTAGTTGCGTTGGCTCTAAGTCCATCGTCCCCTACCCATTTCATAATGGCGATCTTAGGAAAGCCTTGGGATTCATCCCAACCAGTTGAGCGCCAATAATCTTCTAAGTCAGCAATTTCTTGCTTGTTGTAAAATGACGGATCAAAGTCAATGCGACCCACCTCTTGAAACCCAAAACTAGCATAGAATCTTGGTAAAAATCCATCAGAATATTTAGCAGAAGGCACTGCAAAAGCATCTAACGTGGTTGCGCCTTCTTCTATAGCTTTTAAAACAGTAGCTTTACCAACGCCTTTTGCACCAACTTCATTATTTATAACACTTACAAGCGCCACTTCATCGCCTGTAAGTTCAGGCCCATCAGGTGATTTTACATAAGTTTTGTTATTAGGAAGATCATAAACATCATTATAATTATATTTTTTCTCTAAACCGAAATATACTTGCCCATCGCCTAATTGGAATAGGTCAAAATTACCGCCTTTAATTTTCTTTTGAACCTCTGGCAATTCCATCATAGTCAAAGTCGATGAAGCGTCACTGCTTTTTAAATTTTGAACAAACTCTGTAGGACTAAGGCCACCCTTGTTTTTTGCTGTCTTGGATGATTTCCAGTTGCCTGTTAGCAAATCAGCGGTTAGCGCGGCTTGTCTTGGGCTTTCTATTGTTTGCGTTGCAACTTTTTTAATGTTTGCAATTTTTTCTGCAGTTAGTTCTTCCACAGGCAAAGCCAGGTCAAAAGCACGGCGAACATTAAGTTTTCCTTCAGCTTCTGCTTTTGCAAAAAAGTCAGGAAACATATTTTTTGCACTAACGGCATTTAATCGCGCTATTGGTTTGCCTTTGATGCCAAAATCGTAAGAATTATGTTGCTGTGATCCTTGCGTGCCTAGTTTTACTAGGTCAGCGTTTTTGTCAATTTCAACAAGCATAATTGCATCGCGGCTATTCAAGCCCAATAGGCCTTCATCACCAGTAGCACGAATAATCTTGTCAATATTTGGCGCACCTAACGCCTGACCGCGTGAACTGCCTACTACGTCAGCAATTCGCGCACGTTCTTCAAAATTCAAACTTTTAACAAATTCACCAGCATTGGGGCTTTCAAAGCCTGGCCAGTTTTTCAATTTTTGCAGTTGCTTTTGATCTGTGCCGCTACGAACAAATGCATTTAGTTGCTGCAAATTTTCAGGGGCGATACGGCCATCACGAACATAAGCCAAAGTATTACCAACAATTGAATTTACAAAAGTCGCATTTGATCTGTGGCTATCTGGATTCATTGCTACCACCAGACCATAATCAGCATCTTTTTGTAGCTTTTTCGTTCCTATGCCTTTGCCTTGAACAGCCCAAACAACGCCAGCATCACGGCTGCCCTTCAAATTAGGAAATTCAGGGCCACCCTGTAATATTTCAGGCGTATCTAATTTACTGCTATCAATGCCTTTAAACTCGCGGCCAGCACCAGTTAAATCAGCAACAATAGGAAATATTTTTTTGCCTTCTAAATTAATTTCATCAGTGCCATCAAAACGCAACGTAGGCAAATCATCTATTAAATCACCAGCCTGTGAAGCAACCCTAGCAACTCTAGGGGCTTTTAACATCGTGCCAATAGCCGCAGCAGGCGGGAATACGATACCACTAGCCTGAAGCACATCACCAGCAACGCCCAGCGTCTGCAACCCAGCATCAAGGTAATTACCCTGCCTGACATTTGCTCCAAAACTAGGAAGCATCTGACCAGCCTGCATAGGATCAGGCGCATAGCCAAAGACATCAGCAATGCCAGCACCAGGCGCAAACAATGACGCAGTCGCAGCAGGCGCCCTAGCATCAGCCATAGTAGTCGGCTGATTAATATCAGCCATTGATGGCCGCATCTTGCCAGCAAAGAACCTGCTATCGCTAAACGGATCAGGCCTGGCATCAGTCATCAACTTCTGCGCCATCATACGGCGTGAAAACGCGCTCTCTGCCATGCAACCTGAACCTTGTTATTTTGTTAGACGGGGGCGTGTTTACATATCGCCTTCGTCGCCGCCGCGAGCCAGCCCTGGGGGTATGACCGGGGGCGGGTCTAGATCGAGTGCCGCCCCTCAAAGGCGGTAACACACCACGCTGTAAACTACAGCCATCAATGCTTTGCGCTTGTAACGCACTAAACTGTCCCAGCTTTGTCCCAGTTTACCCTGACGGCGTGACGTCTATGACCTCTGGATCGCCGTCACGCATAATATTGATCTGCACTGCCAGGCCACCGCCTTTGCCAGCGTCAGAGCCAAACGTAGCCTTCTGAGTGCGTTCTAAGTACCAGCTATCGGCACGCCAGTCCTTTTCTCCAGCTTTTCCAATACGTTGCACCCTGAGCGCCACAGCCGCGCTTTCTGCTGCGCGTATCTCGCTCTTAAACTTGTCGTCCTCGCTTATCCAGCGATGTAGCGTTGCCTCGCTGACTCCTGCTACAGCGGCAGCGTGTACTTTCGGCACACCATCGCCTAGTAGCTCGATGATTGCAGCACGTTTATCTTCACGTACCACAAGCGGTTGCGATGGTTGCGCTACTGCAACCGCAACTGGTTGCGCTGGTTGCACTGGTTGCGTTGCTTGGTTGCGCTGACGTAAAGCACGACGCACTGCCATAGTTCTGGGCTGTTTAGAAACCCATTCCTCTTTCTTGCAACGCTTTTGTATTGCCTGCCTTGATACGTCATAGTCGTTAGCAACGCTGGTAAATCCTTCACCAGCTTGCACACGCTCTCTGATTTCATCCCAGTCCACCTGGGCTGGCTGAAACTTACGCATACCGTCCTCATAGCAAAGCAGACTGAGCGAGGGCGCCCAGCCTGCTTTTAGTTGTGGCCATGACATGGCCGAATCATACAGTAAAGCTAACACATTTCACGGCATACGCAACACACATTGTCGAAATAAGTTAAAATGAAACATTATTTAAGGTGTTCTTAAGGGTTCTTAAGGGATAGTGTGTCACAGTGACACATGGTTTGCTCGCTTTTGACACATGGTTTGGTTGCTTTTGACACATGGTTACACTTTGTAATGCAACCGTATAAGCGCATCCATGTAGTTGCGCTTTACCACCCTGCCATCAATTCCATAGCCTAATAGCCTTGCTAGGCGTGTCCACGGCGCACCTCTTGCCTTAAACGCTGCGCTATGCGCTACAGCCCAGACTAGCTTGCGATCTGCTTCTGGCATCGAAACAGTCAACTCTAATGCCCGATCATA